GAAGCAGAAGAACTTAACTTCATGCCAAAAAGGGCTAAGCTACCTGTATGACTCCTTTCGAGAGCTACACCACTTTCCTCGCCCTTAAAAACCACTTCACAACAGACAGCTATGACTATATTAAATACAACGGCAGAATAGGAGCAAAACCTTCTAGCTTTGACGTTCGTAAGGACAAGTATCAGTTCTATAAGCTGTCGCGTCACAAAGATCCAATGAAATATTTGGTTGCCAACTTTGTAGACGGCGATCTGAAATGGATCGGCGATCTCTTTAATGATGACTCTGAGAAAGTGTACAACGACTGGTTGAAAAGACAGCAATCTTTATCTTATATTTTTGAAGAAGATGTAAGAAAACTATGTACAAATTTCAATGATTGTGTTATTGTAAAGAATGGGCAACATCCCTTCTTACTGAAACAATATCTTCGTCGCGAGATTTCTATCGAGACGGTGATTATCCTCAATGATATTTTCGGGTTCTTCGGTCATTGGAACAAGAAAATTGAGGATGGTGTCCTATGGCCCAGCATCCACAAGAAGCTGCTGAAGTATAAACCGTTCTTTCATTATGATGCATTCAAATGCAGAAAAATTGTTAAGGACGTCTTTACTTCATGATAAATACAGTTGCAGTTCGCTGCAATCGAAATACATCGAAACATACCGTAAAAAACCGACATATAGGAGATTAATTATGTCATTTGCAGACCTTAAGCGTTCTTCCAATTCCTCGTTCGAGAAACTCACGAAAGAACTTGCTAAACAAAATACCACCTACACAGATCCCGATGAGGGCAAATATTGGAAGCATACCGTCGATAAGGCTGGTAACGGCTACGCTGTCATTCGCTTCCTTCCTGCACCGAAGAACGAAGATATTCCCTTTGTTCGTATCTGGGACCATGGTTTCCAAGGCCCAACTGGTCTTTGGTACATCGAGAAGTCTTTGACGACTATCGGTAAAGACGATCCCGTGTCAGAATACAACAGCGTTCTTTGGAACACTGGTCTTGACTCTGATAAGGAGATCGCACGCAAGCAGAAGCGCCGCTTGGCATACCACAGCAACATTTATGTTGTCAAGGATCCAGGCAATCCTGCAAACGAAGGCAAAGTCTTTTTGTACAAATATGGCAAGAAGATCTTTGACAAGCTTAACGATCTGATGAACCCGCAGTTCGAAGACGAGAAGCCAGTAAATCCTTTCGATCTTTGGTCAGGTGCTAACTTCAAGCTCAAAATTCGTAAGGTTGAGGGTTACCCCAACTACGATAAGTCTGAATTCGATACTCCCGCACCACTGTTCGATGATGACGCCGAGCTTGAGCGGGTCTACAATGAAGAGCGTTCGCTCACTGAAATTGTAGATCTGAAGCAGTTCAAGTCCTATGAAGATCTCAAGACTCGTTTGAATACAGTCCTTGCACTCTCTGCGGAGCCTGCAAAGATACGTGGTGTTGATCTGGATGAAAATGAATATCGTGCACCTGCACCGACATTCAAGGCGGCGGAAGCAGTTGCTGCTCCTGCCTCCACAGTCAGTGATGACGACGATGATCTCGATTTCTTCAAACGGCTTGCCGAAGAAGATTGATAAGGTGGGAAAGGGCGGCTTCGGTCGCCCTTTCTTTTATTACCGTAACGTTGCTCCACGAGCAGTTTGCGTGTATATGATCTTCGGAAATCCCATACGAGTGAGATAAAAATCTACGCTTGCAAAGTCGGCCGACGTTGGTACATTCTGTACAACATCTGTCGGCTTATTTTTGTTTAAATTCATTGGATCTTTGATACTTACACTCGTATCAACAGGAAGAGTTTTAGCCTCTACGAGATCACCTGATCGTTTTACTGAAGCCATTGCAATTTCGCCTGCAGTGTTTGGAGCATATTGTGATAAGGATTCAGTGACGCTACGTTTAGTTTGTGGCCCTAAACCTGCGCCTATAATATTACCAATTGCTTTAAGTGCACCAGCTCCGAGATCATATACGGCTTGTCCGGCAGCTGCGAGCATACTATCTGATCCAGATGGATCCATTCCAGCTCCACCAAAAACAAAATGCCCGCCATGTGTTCCAGAATAATCGTGCGGTTTCCATCCATACTTATGGCCATTCTGACGAATCCATTCACCGCTTGTGCCATGAATATCCATTGCCACTCCTCTTAAGTGAGGAGAATTTGTAGCACCGCCGACTGCAGAATTCTTTTGTGGAGATCTTTTACTACTTGCAACATCAGATGGTTTTACCGCTCCTCCAGAATCTGCCATCATTCTCGAAAAGGCTTCAGCTCCTTCTCTACTAAATGCAATCGGACGACCTGATTGATCGTTGGCTCCTGCAATACCATAACCTTCACCTGTTTCAGGATGATTGACTGGCACTACATTTTTAACGGTGGAAACTTTGGCGGCATCACCACTAGCTGTACTAGTACTATCTTTTTTTGTAGTATCAAAATTAGGCGATGCGCTTTGAGTTGTGCTTGGAGCAGGCTTTGCATCAGGTATGATTGGTGAAGGTGTTGCCATGCGTGTGTTACTCTGCGCAGGCTTTGAAGAAGTAGAGGGTTGAGCAGACGAACTTGATGTGGATGCAACCGGACTAGCAGTCGTGCCAACTGATGTGCTTCTAACCTTTGACGGTTCATTGCGCTGAGTCGATTGTGCAGGTGTGCGAGTCTGTGGAGCCGCAGTTGCTAATGTAGTTTCTTCGGCTTTGTTTGATTCACTTGGTGTAGCTAATGTTGATGCTTCGACCACATTCGGAGTTGATGGAGTTGCAGTGTTAACACTGCTAGTGTTTGGTGTAGAAGTAGGAGTCGGTGTAGTATCTGACGAAGCAGAAGACGAGGCTCCTGTAAAGAAATCTAGTCCATCAGCAATACTTTTTGCAACATCATTGACAAAGTTAAACACGCCTTTGACGCCGTCAATCATTGTCTTGAAAGCTTCTTGCACTGGTTCGAACTGAGATGCGATTAAGCCTCCGATTAAAAGAGCTGCTGCAATGTTTCCAGCGTTGCTTTTAGTCGCATCTTCTTTCTTTACTTCTTGGACTGGAGACGCGTCGATATTAGATGCTTCGATTGCATTTTCTCTTGTCATTGCCAGAGTTTGAGATGCAATCTTTTTTTGATTCGAAAGACGTTGCTTGAGATAACCATCAATCGTTGCCAGTGTTTCAATCATCGAAACAATTGGTGAATTTATTTTAATGTTTGGAGCAGGCAGAGTTCCTGTACTTCTTACATTCGATCGTGCTGCTTGTCCTGAAATGCCCATTGAATCGGCAATCGAGGAAGCCATCGCCCCCTTCTCTGCTTCAACCTGAGCAAGAACACCATTAATAATCTTTTGTAAAGAATCGTTAACAGGATCTTTGGTCTTCTTATTCAGCCATTTGCCTTGATTAAGATCGAAGATGTACTCATCGTTTGCGATCGTGATAGGTGGTTTGGATCTGTCAACTCTGACACGTAATCTTTTGTAATCTCCAGTCGACTCTGCAGACAGAGTGTTGAGTAGCTTAAACAAACCTTCTGGAGCCTGTGTCTTGGTTTTCTTATCAATCCAACCTTCAGCAGTTTTAACAAAGGTTTGACCACCAATTGTGACTGGTTCTGCCATTATGCCGCCAATCTATAATATTGGAGATAACCATCAACTCCGCCTGAACCAGGATAGTTCGGATCAATCGATTCTAGCTTACTATCATTCGAAGCTCTACGTAGAGATGTTTGTCCCGGTGTTTCTGGAATCTTAGCGGCAGGATCTGACTTTGGATTACCCATATCAAGAGCTGTTTGGATCTGACTAGAAACTGCAGAAATTTCTGCGGCTTTCTTTGATTCAGAAACGATTGGCGCAGCAGTACTCTTATTTCCAGATGTTGCTCCGAGAGCTGATATTTTTTGACTCGAGCTCAATGATGCAGTAGTAGATCTTCCAGACATCTCACCGAAACCAGCTTTCGCGATGCCGCCGATAGATTTAAGTAAGCCAGCGCCGAGATCATATGCGCTCGCAAGCATTTTACTTGCAAGGCTATCGTCTCCTCCGCCACTATAACCTGCTGCTCCACCAGTAGAAACTTTACCATAATCTCCTGCTATTACAGCTGCAGCATTTGCTTGACGTCGATCTAAATGTACACCAGAAGATCTTTCATAATATTTGTCAACAATCGCTGCAGCCTCGTCAGTAGTGGTTGCTTGTCTAAGTCTATTCCCTGCGGCTTTCTCTGAATTATTTAATTCCCAATTGACAAACTCAAGTTGTTCCTGGAAATTGGAACCGTAAAGAGACTTGCCCATGACTTTCTCGAAGTTGGCTATTCTTTCAGGTGAACCCTTTTTGTTCCACTGCGCAATACCATATGCATTGCCGTTATCACCGACTGCATCAGTTTTAAATCCTGATTCTACGGCGAGATTGCCAACAATGCCTGCTGCTTGTTCCTTTGTCCAACCTTTACTTTCAAAAAACGCTTGTGCTGTTTCTGGACTTCCTGTTTCAGAACTCGATATAATTCCAGTTGATGGCATACCAGCAGAAGGTGTCATCGAAGAAATATTAGTTCCGCTTGTTTTTGTTGCATCAGCAGTTGCACCTGTATTGGGCACAGCTGCAGCATTTGCTTCGTTTAATTCTTCTTCTTCTTGAAAATCATACCATGCTGAAACTAAATCGAGAACGAGCATAAAGCTCAGTCCGATATTAACAAGAGTGAACAGTATTCCTGGAATTAATCCGATGCCTGTCGCAGAAACGGCAACACCGGCAAATGCTCGAGCTAAGAACGGCATTACCTTTCTGGCGATGTATGTTTTTCCAAAACGCTTCGATAAGAATGCTACAAACTTTCTTCCTTTTGGCCCAGATAACCAACCTCCACCCGCGGAAGATGCTGCCTTATTTGCAACTTTACCAGTAACAGGATCTTTAAACCCTAACCTTCCACCAGACGAAGCAAGACTTGGAGCAGCACGTGCCGCTGCCATCTTACCCATTCCTTGGCTTACCGCTTTATATGTTTTTACTCCGCGATATGCGCCATATCCAGCAACAGCTCCACCCATTGCATAATCAAATGCCGTGTTTTTTGTAGGTCCTGCTGCAGCAGCATCAGTTTGCTCACCGCCAAAACCTAAAGATCCTAAAGCCATGTCTCCAAAGCTTTTTCCAGTCAATCGTTCTGCAAGATAATCAGCGACAATGCCAATGACTGCGCCTCTTACACCTTTAAAAAGAAACCCGACTACGCCGCCAACACCAGTAACAGCTTTGCCTAAGTCAATTAGCCAATCATATTTTTCACTGAATGCTGACCAACTCGTCTTCAGTCTTGCAAGCTCGGTGTCTTCCATTCCACCCATTGCCAAAACGCCGAGAGCAGCAATTCCAGAAGCTGCTAAGATAGCTTTGGTAATAGTACTTGCTCGGCTACCAATCGTACTATCTTCGTCAGTTTTTAAAAGTCCGCCAAGTTTATCTGACATTCTTGTAAAGACGTTTGTTCTCTCGCCTTCAATTGATGCTTCTCGTTCGGCAACAGCCTGTTGATTAAATGCCTGACTCTCAAACTTTAGTTGATCTTGAAGAGTCTTATCGATTGATGAGAGATAGTTGACTGCTACGACCAACAGTTTTTCTGTCGGCATGTTCGCATTCACAGCAGGTTTTGCAACCTTCTTTGGAGCTGGTAATGTACCGCTGCCAGAAATTTTTTTCTTTCCAGCTTCTCCGGCCATACCAACATTGTTGACAACCACTTTCGGTGCGGGTGTCAATGCACCTCCAACAGCAGTACCGATTCCTTCAGCAATACCACCAACAGCAGAACCTACACCTTGCGCAGCTCCGCCAGCGGCAGCACCTGCACCTTTTAGCGCTCCGCCAATCGCGTTACCAAATAGACCACCGCCTAAAAAGATTGCTCTACCTATTACTGCTGCAACCATTACCGTCTACTCTCTATCTCTTGTTTTTGTGCTTCGAGATGACTCATTAACATGTCGACATATATGTCTCTCTCATAAGGTATCAAATTTTCAATCTCTGTAATCGAATATTTGTGATGCTGAGCCAGCGCGAATATCATACTGTAATAGTTTTGTAACGTAGTATGACTCAGCGCCACATAAAAAAATCTTTGAGATTGTTTAACTCGATACTCCTATCGTTTCCTTCCGAGTTCGTGTAATCAATCTTATGATAAAGCTTCGGCATCTTCTCAAA